AACAGTTTTACTTTGTCCATAGCGGTTGGATCATCTGATACGACTGCCCAGGCTAAAATTGCTATTGGCAAACTTAGAATTATTAAAACTGCCTCGTCCTTCCAATCTGATTGACGTGCTTCTAGAAGTTTACCTTGGTAAGCTTCTTTGCCTTCAGCCATTCTAGATGCGTGCATAAGCTGTGCATCAGACATGGCCATTTTAGTTTTTTGTTTGTTAGCATAAATCTTACTACCAGCAGAAAATGCTAATCTAAAGGCACTTAACCACATGAATTAATACCAAGTAGCTGTTTTGCTTTTAGAAGCTAACATTCTTCTCGTGCCTTTAACTTTGACAGTTTGAGATTCTGTATCTTTTGTCATTTCAACTGGTTTTTCAATAAATGAAACAGAATCTTTTTTAGAATCGTTAGTTTTATTTTTATTTTTTATCATAATTACTTTTTTAACCTTTTTTTAAGTTTTTTTCAATATTAATCGTTACCACTTCTCATAATACTAACACTAGGCATAGTATTACTAGATTCTGGCATCAAATCTTTGACGTTAGGTATACTTTTACTTAAAATAGTCTTTTCAATAGAAGTATCAGCTCTTAGTTTTGCCAATTCTTCATTTTGTCTTAACTTATCTTCTTGATTACCTTGATTCATCATAGCTTTCATTTTATCTAGGTTCATTCTCTCTTCATCATTTTTCTTTTTCTCAGCATTTTCAGCTGCTCTGATGTCTAACTCTCTTGCTCTTAGTTTAGCAATTGGATCATTATCAAATTCACCTGTAATTTTCTTCTCTTCCTTCATAAAGTCTTCCATCATCTCAGCAATCAATACAGCTTTTCTAGATTCTATCTTTTGAGTAGCTTGCATTACTTGTTGTTGTATCTGTTGAGCCATTTGTGGATTTTGTTGAGCCTGCATTTGCATTTGTTGCAATTGTAATAATTCATCTTTGAATTCTAATTCAATTTGTTCTTGAGACATTATTGAAATATGTTCAAAAATATTTTTCTCCAATGAAGCTAGGATCATTGGATTATTTCTAGCAATGTTGGTTGCCATAAAATTTAAATGAGCCGTAATATGTGCTCTATGATCTTGTCCAGGGAAAGCTTGAAACGGTGCTCCACCTAAAGCATCAACATGTTCTAGTGCTGGATCTTTTGGCATAGGTTGTTGAGGTTTAATTAAAACTTGGTCAATATTTTTTACACCTAATGCTTCATACATATTTCTAAACGCTTCATACATATTGTGCATTTGTGGATTAGATTGTGCCAGCTGCAATTCAGTTTGCGCAAGTGAAATACGCTGAGTCTGTGAAAAAATGTTAGGGTCGGCAACTGGCAATATATCTACTCTATCATCAAAATCAGTTTGCTTAATTGATTTTTGACCCCCAACTACATCATACGGATACTCTTGTGGTAGATATAACTTGAATACTCTTGCCAGTAATTTAAATTCATTTTTTAGAGCAGAGTAAATTCTTTTGTGAATAGCAGACATGGTTCTTGAACCACGCTCTAATAGAGCAACTGTTGTTCCAACGGCTGCTTGTTGATTACCATCACCGACTTGTAAATCAGCAATAGAGGCAAATCTTTGACCCGCACTAACTACTACTCCCATTAACTGAAGTAAAGTTTGAGAAGGTTCTTTGAAAGGTAACATCATAAATGAATCTTTTAAATTTCCACCAGGTGCATCTACATCTCTAAACTCACCAGGTTGAATTGATTGAGCATCATCTCTAATTCTTATACCTCTCATTTTAAATCCAGCAGGTAAATTGGATAGTGTTCCTGCATCTAATAATTGTCTTAATGCAGAAGTTGCAGTACGTGACAGTCCACCAATCATATGAATTAAACCAAAACCATAAAAACCTAAACCAGGTAAAAATTTAAAGTGTACAAAGTAATTTACTTTTTTCTTTTTTGGATCAGCCGGTTCGTAGTTTCTTTTAATAGAAAGTATTTCATGTGATCCTTCTTCTAGAGTTACAATATAAGGAATTTTAATTCCTGTAGGCTCATCAGTTTCAGGATCTATATCTTCAAAACCTTCTAGATCCAAATCAATGTGGCATTCTAATAAAGTATATAAGTTTTCGTCTTGACCCGATTTACTAACACCCTCTAATTCTCGTTCTTTTTTTTCAACGTCAGATTCAGTATCTGCAGGTTCAGTCAATTCTATGTCTCTATAAAAACCTGCTACTTGTTGTTTTCTTAAATCGTTTCCAGAAATTTTTATTTTGTGAATAATTGCTTCAGCTTCTTCTAATGATGTTGCACTGTATGGAACAATCAAATCATCTGCAGGTACAAACTTAGATACTGCACGTTCTGCTACTTCATCATAATAAACTTTTTTAAAAGTTGAACCGGCTAGTGGTAAATAGAAAAGCATAGAATCAAATTCTGGTTCATACTCTTTCATCTTCTCCATAATTTCATAGTTCATGAAATCTTTTACTCTTTGAGCTTGTTGAGTTTTCTCAGGAGTTGAAAGTCCCATAACTTGAGTTCTAACAGGTCCATCTGCTGGTAATAATTCTTTGTAAGCTAATGATTGAAACTGAGTAACAGCTTCTGCAAGAACGGGGTGAGTGGCACCTGATGCTCCTTGAAAAGGTTCTGTTCTATTGTCGTATTTAAATCCTAAAAGATCTAGTCCTGTAATATAAGCTTTTTCCCAATCTTTTCTTGATGAAGAGTAGTCCATATATTTACCATTAAGATCAGAGGCAATATCTCCTAAGATATCATCTGGTAAAAATTCTGCTAAGTTTGAATAATGTTCGTCACCTCCTTCAGGAGATGCTATTGCTGGGTCTAAATTAATATCAACGGAACCATCTTCGTTTTCTGTAACATCTACAGGTTCACCTTCAGATTCTTCAATCTCAATTTGTTCTTCAGCTTGCTCTTTTAAATCCTCTGTTCCAGGAATTTCAAATTCTTTTCTTAGATCTGTATTGGGTAGAGCCTTGTCTATTTCTGCCATTTATTTTCTCCGTATGTTTAAATACCTTAACAGTATTATAGTTTATATTCAAGCCCTGAGGCATGGGTCCAGATTTAGGAGGAATTGTTGTAGTTAGTCTTTTAGGGTTGGTCATTATTTGACCCCTAAAATACCTGCTAGTCCACCCGATGCTAATGTAATTTTAGTTTTATCTTTCTCCATTAAATCAGTCATAATACGCATCTCTTCAGATTCGTTACTTAATTTTGTTTTCTTATTATAAAAATCTTTTAGCTCTTGTAAAGATTTAGGTTTTCTACCCATCTCTTTAATAAATTCTTTTACAACCATTTCTATTTCAACAGTTGGGTCGATAGGTTTATCTACAGAAGCCATTTCTGATTTAACCATATCCGCTTCACCAGTATTCATGATTCCTGAACCTTGGTTCTTGGCTTCTGGGCCAGGTATACCTTGGTCTCTCATTAGGTCTCTAACATCTTCTTCACCATCATCCATTGGAACAAGGTCCATTGGAATTTCCTGTATCTCAGAAGTGTCTTCGTATTTTGCCATGGCTTAATAATATACTTTTTCTCTATGTTGTAAAGGCTCATCTTTATAATCTTCTGGATGATCTACTAAACCTCCTTGTCTGAATCTCATTACAGCTTGTGTCATAGAATCCACTAAATCGTCATGATCTCCGTAAGGAAAAGCGGCACATTCTTCAATCACTTCTTGTGCAAACTCCATATCTATAGGAGCCCAAATACGACCACTCTCAAATAAAGGTGATACAGAATTTACTCTAGTGTGTTTATCATTACCTCTTGAAGGTGTAAAATTTATAACTGGAATTCCAAGTTTTCTTAATTCATAAGTAAGTGGGAGTCCGGATGCTTTTGCTTCTACAATTACCGTTTCAGGTTTCCAATATCCATATTGCTCTTGTGCAATACGTCTTAGTTCTGGAAATTCATATCGTCCTTTAACTGAATCCATAAGCATGAGGCATGGACCACTGTCCTCTGAAGGATGAAACACGCCCCAGGTAGTTATGGCAGAATAATCTGAAGTTTGCTTTTTCATAAAAGCTGTATCGTAAGATTGAATAATATGTTCTATTTTTGGAAGTTCATCTTTCTCCCAAGGGACCCACCATTCTCTTTTTATTAATGCACCTTCATCGCCAGTTGGATTTTGCATGTACTGTGCATTCCATTTTGAAAGTGGAATAGATGCCCGAACTGATTCTAAATCTTCTAGATTCCAATACTCTGGCCACAATGGATCTCCACTAGGTAAGATTGCAGGAAATTGAATTACTTCCCATTGATCAGCTTTAGTTTCTTTTTGAGCTTTAATTAATCTTCCAGCTAAATCTTTTTCATTCCATCTAGTCATTACAATTACAATTGTTCCACCAGGTTGTAGACGTTGTCTGGGACCTGAAGTATACCACTCATAAGTTCTATCTAGAGCTTGTGCATTTAAGGCATCTTGCTCAGTATGGGGATCATCAATAATTAATAGATCAGCACCCCTTCCAGTAATTGCAGATCCAACACCGGCAGCATAATATTCTCCACCTTGTTGAGTTTCCCATTTACCAGCAGCTTGCGAATCTTCTTTTAATCTTGTTTCAAATACTTCTTTGTATTCTGGAGTATCCATCAAAGCTTTTGCTTTACGACCGAACCTTACAGATAATTCAGTTGTGTTAGTAGATTGGATAATTTTTAATTTAGGATTTCTACCTACCATCCACGCAGGTAATAAATAAGATGCAAATTCAGACTTAGTATGTCTAGGTGCCATATTAATAATAACACGTTTTACTTTACCTTGAGCAATCTCATTAAATTTATCTGCAACTTGTTTGTGGTGATCACCTTCTATAAAATCTGGCCAAACATGTTTAACAAAAGCCATAAAATCACTTTTGATATTAGTCTGTTTTTTTTTATCTTTCCACTTAGACATATACAAAGCTAATTGTCTTTTTACATCAGGTGGTAATTTCTCAAACTTTTTTAATTTATCTATATCCATAAGTGCATCCTAAAAAAAATTTTATAATATTTTTTAGTTATGTGTTTAAAAAAAGGAAAAGTAATTTATGCTTATCAATGTATAAAAGCTTATATATACACTAATATATAGGATCCCTTTTTTTAGTTACCTTAATAGATTATAT